CCGTGGCAGATTTCGTGTGCGAATAGGAACTCTAACTTCTTTACGCTGAGCTTGGTAACGAAGTCCTTGTTATACATAAAGTCACGGCCGTTAGTTGCCGCGGTTGGGCACCAATCACTAGCGTCAATCAAACGCATACGAGTGGCCATATTGCCGAAGAAGGGTGCTTTGAGCAACAGTCCCACACGGGCAGTTGTCAGTTTATCAATAATTGGATCCATTAGTCGCTCTCCTAAGTATGTATATATTATAGCACCGGTCTACCAATGTGTCAACCGTAAAAAAAGGGTGTTGCGTTTCCACAACACCCCCGCGATGGGCGAGGTCTTAATTCTCCATCGCTGACAAAACATACTTGCCGAACCGCTTGTGGAACTCATCAAAGGAGCTCATCTTTGTAGCGTCCAGGGGCAAGTCATAGTTAGTAAGTGCAGTCTTAGCACCCATAACCACGAGCTCTGTTGGGAAGTTATCCATCATATAACGGAAGAACTTATCCGCCATATCGTCCCAACCTTTAGCCTTCTTCTCAGCACGGTCTTTCAACTCGTAGCACAAGGAGACTGTCAAAGAATACATCGCTGACACTTCCTTGATCTTGAGCTCTTTCTCTTTGCCGTCCAAAATGTCTGCGGCCTTAGGCAATTTGCCTGCGATCTTACGGTGAGCCATAAACTTATTAGCCAAACCGTCACCTACGGCACCCGCAATCAGTGTTGCCAATGTGTCGTTGTCTGTGTCATCTTCAGAAAGAAGATCGCTAACGAATACCCAAGAACGCGGAGTAGCAAATGACTTGCTAGGGCTCTTAGGGTCAAAGTCATACAGGTCTTGCTTGGCAAAGCCTACATAACCAACCACGTCTGGATGCACCTTGTTAAGGGTAGCCCAGTCTTGGAAGTCATCAAAGTCCACTTTCATTTCCAAGTGAACAAAGCGGTTAGCCAACGGAGCAGGCATACGATAGGTAACGCCACGATCACCTTCACGGTTACCAGCGGCCACAACATCAACGCCCTTAGGCAAATGGTATGTGCCAACACGGCGGTTAAGGATCAACTGATAGGCCGCGGCCTGAACAGCAGGGGGTGCAGAGTTCAACTCATCCAAGAAGATCACAGCAGTGCTCTCTGGATCTGTAGGAAGTTCTGCAGGAGGCGCCCAGACCATCTTACCCTGATCAGCATTGTAATAGGGGATACCTTTGATGTCTGTGGGTTCCCACAGAGCTAGGCGGACGTCAATGACCTCACGACCTGCGTCATCACCGATCTGCTTAACGAGATCGGATTTACCAATACCTGGAGGGCCCCACAGGAATACTGGGCGGCGAACATTGATCGCCTTACGGATAGCCTTCTTGGCATTTTTAGGGCCAACTTGGCGAACGGAAACATCTACTTGCTTTGACATAATAAGACCTCGCTTTGTAAAACAGTTAAAACATCTAATTTCTCAGTATGTTAATTATACCACCAAACACCCAACCTGTCAACCAAGTCTTTTCACATAGTTGAGCTGTGTTGTTTTATCGCCACGGACGTTCTTGATCTTGCCCTTGATACGGACTGTGCCTTTGACATCGTCCTTATACCAAAAGTCAATGAAACTCTCGCCCATACGTGCAGTGATACGGTACTTGTTGTATTCCGGATTGAATCGTGTGCTGATAACTTCGATGTCGCCTACGATATCATCACCTACAGCTCCATGGAGCTGCTCTGATGCATAGATATCCCGCTTGAGTTCAGTACGAGCCTGATCGCGGCGTGCCACTGAGGGTAAACAGCTGACCACAGCAAAGTCCAACATATCTCTGCCCGTGAACTCATCCTTCTGTGCGATCTTAAGTGCAGTCTGCTCAAAATCGTTGATCTTGCCCGTGAGAGCCTTTAATGTAAAAGTATTAAAGTATCTACGGCATTCTTGGCCAGCAGCGATCTCGTCTGCTGTAGGTTGTAGGTTGTCGCGGAGCCAGCCCTTGACTAGGACCTTGTTGGCCTCTTTGAGCTTTTGGCCATAGTCAATCCCGTGTGTTGCTGTGGCTGCGAACACTGGCTCTTTGCAGTAGCCATCGTTCTGTGTGTCAGCACGGACAGCAAGGCCCCAAACTTGATCAGCTGTAAATTGCATCATCGCTCCTAATTGCTTAGTATACGAGTATTATAGCACTATGTATCCGATCTGTCAACCACTTTGGAGAGTGCCGGGCTGTGGCTTTTTTGCAACATAGAGCCAAAAGAAAAGCCGCTGTTTCCAACGGCTTAAAGAAATTCCCCGGGAGCGAATCGGATCGTTTACTTTAGGAGCGTATATTAGAGCGTAATGCCCAATGCCTTAGCTTTGTAGCCAAGTGCAACGATCTCACGTGATGGCTTGCCCATTACGTATTCGGTTACGGTAACACCGTTGCCAGCTGTGCGGCTGTTTGTGTAAACAGCGTAGCCTGACTGACGAATGCGGCTAGCTTCTGCTGCCAAGTTGCCCACACCCATTTTCTTAGCCTGAGCTGCTGTTAGGGCTGCACCATTGTATAGTGCTGTGAATACTTTAAAAGTTTTTGTATCTTTAGAAATACGTTTCATGTCTGTGTTTTCCTTTATGATTAATTACAGCTGATAATCTTTTCTTCAGCGTCCTTTAATAATACAGGACTCTTAATTAAAGATCAACCTCAATCCTTCCGTTTTACTGTGACATTTGCCCGAAGGAAGGCACCCAATACAATTACAGCAAACCAAGTGCTCAACCCAAATTGGATAGCCAGCACAGGGAACAGCACATTCAGAGCCCAAATTACCAGCCAGGGTCCGATAGCTAATAGGGCTAGAATAAGCACCAGACCTAGTAGAATTTTAACGATATCACGCATTTTCGATCTCCTCAATCTCTTGCTGACGCTTCAGCTCAGCAATTTCCTTTTCAATTTCTTTTTCTTTACGCTTACCGTTCACTGAGGTCCCTTTCTTGTAGACCACGAAGTAGTGTTCGGCGCAGTAGCTCTTGCCCTCTACGGTCTTACAACCGCAGTAGGGTGTAGGCTTGTTATTGTAGTCCCAGGTCCGAGCATCAAACTCGGGACCTAGATATTGGCACTCAGCCATTAGCAGGCTCCCTTCATAACAGTGACCTTAGCCATATTCTGCCAGTTAGTTGGGAAGCTCTTGCGCAGGTCTGCAACCTTAAGCACAGTTCGCAGGCTGAGCTCACGCATCTGAGCACGGTGCTCTTTGATGAACGCAACCACTTCATCTTTGGCAACCTCTGGGAGCTCGTAGCTATCCAACATACCGTCCTTAACGATCTGCTCAATACGCAGGACCTTCTCGCGATCTGTGTCCATACGCAGATCGATATAGTGACAGCGTGACTCTAAGGCCGCCAAGTGTTCTTGCAGTTTCTTAGAACGAACATTCTCGAACTTCAAGTTAGTGATAAAGATAGCACCGCCCTTGAACTCAAACTTGTCAGGCACTCCTTCTGAACGGAGCAGTCTGCTGTCAGTGTTCCAAGAGATAGTTCGCTTCTTGCTAGAATCCAGTGCGGCCTTCAAGATGTTCAGCGACACATCGTCCAACAAAATGCTGTCACAGTCGTCAAACACAAGGATGCTCTTAGAGTCTGAGTATTTGTAGAGCTTAGTATACAGACCAATGGCACTCATAGCACCCTTGACGATCTCATACTTAGGCTTACGCTCGCCCAATGTATTGAACAGATCGTCTTTGGCTAATACTTCTTCAACACCAAAGCTCTTGCCCACGCCTGGAGGGCCTGTGACAATCATAGCACGAACGTCACCAGCTTTGACAGCCTTAGTCATATCAGTGAGGATCTCAAAGCGCATACGAGTGCGCTCGATGATCTGCTCGTCTGTTTCGTGTGCTACAGCCTGATCTGGCACTTTGATCTGTGTAAAGTCTGTGACAGTAGCGTCTTTGACCTTAGTCTTGCTCTTAAGCGCAGTCAGCATTGATACCCCTTCTGGAACTCGTGTGTTAGTAGTTGCGCCTGTCACAGAGTAATCACCCTGGCGGCACTTGATGCGAATTGAGCGATCTGGGAAGCCCGGTTGCGAGCTACCATCGACAGTAACATAGCCTTCGCCAGACTTTGCTACCTTGTGATCTTCTACTAGTGTAAAAGTAAGACCTGCAACATTAGTGGGTTGACCCTTAATATTGTAGTAACCCTCTGTGAATGTAATACGCATCGTTCGCTCCTGTGTGTGTTTAAGTCTCTATTATATTACCAAATAGGGCTGTTGTCAACCCCATTCAGTAATAACCCTTAGTCCTCTAGGGTTTCTTCTGCAGCCTCCATAGCTGCGATCGCGTCCTTAAGGGGTACCAGTCCGTTCTTAATCAGCCCGGGCGTATCGTATATGGCACCCGCATACCATACCCCGTCCTTCATCACGTAGTAGTATTCGCCCCAGCAGCTTTCTACCTGATCGAGGAACTCTTCGAACGTGTGTGCTACAGTCCAGGGAGTGCTGTCCAAAAACTCCGTAACGTCCTCGTCTTGGGCTTCGCGATCTTCGTAGAAGTTCATCTCTTCAACAGTCTCTTTGACGCCACTGTTGTCCCCACGTGCAATCAGCATGTTGGCTGCTGTGCTATCATAGTGGTCTAGAAGGATACGGCCTGTGTAGTCCAAATAGCCATCGTAGTGGCAATAGACACTCTTGCAGACATTCCCGTGCATAACAGCAACTCGACTACGTGTACCCATTTTGCGCTCCTTTGTTAAACAATAGCTCTATTATACTCTCAAACAGCCAAGCTGTCAACCCCACTCTGCTGCAAATGCTGCTTCTTGCTCACGCAGCATAGCAGCAAGGTCTGTGCCAAACTTAGCAGCCCAGCTGTCCAGGAACTCTTTGCCCACGTCCAAGCTCACGTAGTCATCTCCCTGCATACCCTGCTCGCTGTAGCAGAGATCCACTACCAGCCCGTGCTGCTTAACAAACGCCATTAGATCCTTTTTAAACTGGCTGTCTGTGTAGATCAGTCCGTCCTTGCTAACGTCCCAGGTGTCCGTGTTAAAGTAAACACGCAGCTCACCAAAGTCCAGTTCGTCGCTAATATAGCCCAAACGCATATCAACAATCTCTACAGGCTTTGCTACATTAGACCAGTAGCCGTCGCCGTAGGTATTAAAAATTACTTTTGTCATCTATCGCTCCTTTGTGTTACTATGACTCTATTGTATGCTCAAACTGCTGCTGTGTCAACTACTTTGGACAAAGACCCTACAAGCCTGCGGGCTTCTTTCTTGGCCTCTTCAATGGCTTCCCAGATCATGTCCTCTGCAGTACCATCACGCAGCACCTCTGAGGCATCTTCGTACAAGAACCCGCCCACGTAGCTAGATCCCAGCTCGTGACCATCGACTAGAGCACGTACACGCAGCATAAAGTAGTCCAGGGAACCCATCTCGATCTGTGTATACATCTCGTGAATATCGTAGTAGGGCAGGCCCGTGTCTGGATCAATACTAGTGTCGAACAGCTGATCCAAAGGGAGATCTTCCCAGGTCTTGTCTACGATGATCTCAAAGCCCTCGCGCTGCATAGTGGCCAACTCAGTATAGTCTCTCATAGGGCCTCCGCTGCTGCTGCTTCGTCGACCAGCTTGGCGCAGGTGTTCAGAGTCATCATAGCCACGTGCAAGGCAATGGTCTTTTCGTGGCCTGTATACTGATTCAGCATTTCGAACAGCTGATCAACGTTGTCCGGTGTGACCCAAATGTTATGACTGGGAATTGGATTCTTAAACATACATCGCTCCTTTACGTTACAATAGCTAGATTATACTGCCAAACAAGGGCAGTGTCAACCCCTGTTTAGTCGCCGCGCACATCAGTGTTCAGCACAGGCTTGATCACACGGCGCAGTTCTACTTCCCGACGGTGTGCAGCCGCTTTGCCACGGATGACTTCGTGTACCAACACTTCGATCTCTTCTTTGCATGTGAGCTTGCGCAGTTCTTGACACAAGAGCCAGTTCTTGTCCTCTTTCTTTGCGCGATAGAAGTGCTTGGCGGCACGTGCCAGAACTGACTTATTAATAGTAGTCTCAGTCTTAGCTGTGACACCAATGTAGTTGAGACCGTTAACACGTAGCTCATAGATGATATGATTACGGTCAACACGCTTTTTACGAGTGGCTTTTTCTAAGTTCATACATGTATTATATGCTCGATCTGCCAAAATGTCAACCAAACGGTAAAAGACCCTAAGGTCACTAGGGTTATTGTACGTGATCCTCTATGAGCTGCGCAATTGCTGCAACAGCAGCTTGTGCTGAGTCGTCGTCGAGATCCGTGTGCTGCTGTAGCTGTGCTAGCGCAGCGTAGAACTGTTGCTGTAGGTCTGTCATAGTGCTCCTTGTGTAACTGCATATTATAGCACTACTATGCATTTTGGACAAGAAAAAACCCTATAGCCACAAGGGTCATAGGGTCTTTCCCAGCTGCTGTGCTCGCGGCTGCTTGATGGTGGGCCCCCCGAGAGTCGAACTCGGCACCAACGGATTATGAGTCCGCTGCTCTAACCAACATGAGCTAGAGGCCCCTTAAGGGTGCTGCTGCTGTATGCTGCTGGCATTGTGATCTAGATCACGCAGCATTCACACTACAGCGCAGCGTAACTGGCCTGACTGGAGGGACT